AGCAGGGACGCTGACTGATATAGGTACTGATAAACTAGATATGTTTAGCAGCCTCGTTGCTAGGGTTACTGGCGCTAAGGTGGGTAGACAAGTCAGCAACACTATACAAGGCCCTGCTATCTTTGCTCAGAAGTTCCAAGAGTTAATGCAGGCAGGTATTGCAAACCCCGCAGAAAAGCTACTAATAGACGCTATAGACAACGAAGAGCTGTTTAAGTCACTAATGGCAGTAAAGCTAGGTGGTAAGAACAGTAATAGGGTTATAGTAAGGGCTGAAAGAGCTATTAATGCTTGGATGGGTGTTACTTTAAAGAACCTCGCTACAGAGGAAGAAGAGCAGCAACAACCTGCACCGACTAACTAGGTACTTCACCGGCGCGGCAGACATCAAAAGAATAGCATAGATTTTACAATCTGTAAACATAAAGAGGTTATTATGAATAGGCCATTACCACAGAAAGGCGCACGAATGACTACGAATAAAAAGACTAGGAAGAAGAAGCCTAAGAAGAAGTAAACTAATCCTTTGTGCTACCTTAGGATCGTGCGTTTGTTATAGGCACAAAAAAGCCCTATAGAGATTGGGATGCTCTATAGGGCTTTTTCTTACTCGTCAGTTAACTGCTTTATTACTTTCCTACCTCTAATAATAAAATCATTAACCTTCTCGTCTTCTTCCATGAGTTGCTTCAGGCTGTGTGGCAGATGATCTACGTCCCAGACTATCCTACACACACAAGCTGAACCAACCTCTTTTAGCGTTATACAGCCGTTACAGTAACGACCCACTAGATGCCACAAACACCAGAAGCACACACAGCTTCACTGTTCTCTTCAAACACCACACCCTTGTGCTTCATAGCCTCTTTGTAGCTGCACATTGTTAACGGCTGACCACCTCTAGCACCGTCAGGATAGCAAGTAAAGCCCCGTAGTCGTGGAGCATACTTAGCCAGTATTGCGGCAAACTCCATCACACGGTCTTCGTTGTTACCTTCACTACCCCAAGGCGGTAGGTTAATGGTAGATGAGATAGACATATCAACATAGTCCTGTACGTCAGCTTGGAACTTCAGGCGACGCTCAAAGTCATTAACCATTGATGATGACGTATCGATCTTGTCAGGGTCTAAGCCGTGTGTCTTGATCAGGTCTTCTGCTGTAGCGTCTACAACGTATTCATACTTCCACTTGTCACCACCAACTAAGTAACGACGCTTGTAGGCTACAGCGTACAGTGGCTCAATACCTGTTGTAGTACCCGCTAGGATGCCTATAGTGCCTGTAGGAGCGATTGCGCGGTAGGCTACAGGATGGTTAATACCAATAGCGTCACAGAGGGCGTTAGCAGCCTTCTCAGACTCATCACGATAGACCTCTAGCCACCTGTGCAGCTCTTCTGTAACCTCGTATGAACTCCCACGCTTCAGTAGGAACTCGTGCATACCCATCAAGCCCAAGCCAAGGCGTCTGTTCTTCTGTCTAACAGCGTACACTTTCTTGGTTGGTAGGTCGGCTGTAAGTGTGCCTGCGACAAGGAACATTGAGGCAACTCGAACGATTGAGCGGAACTCCTCGATAGTGTCAATAGCACCAATATTGATACTGCCGAGATTGCACACATCACTATCATCTTCACTGGTAACTTCTGTACAGGCGTTCCTGAGTGTCTCATTTTCTTTGTCTCCAAAGTTAAAGCTAAATCCGGGCTCTCCTGTCATTAACGCTTGGCGACAATTTTGTACAAAGGTCTCAGGTAAGAAACCATTGTTAACAGCATCTAAGAACTTGTCATCGTAGTTGAGACTAATGTTAGTCATGTCTAGCGGTGCAGGAAAGTTGAAGTTGTTCTGCTTAGCATCAAACACTGTAACGCCTTCAGCGATGGGCAGGGAGTGCCAATCCTTTGCTGCTAAGAAGGCTTTAGCGTCACCATGCTGCCAGTTTAGTGAGGCGTAGATAGCGCTACGTCTACTGCCGCCCTGCATTACGTTTCTGCCTATCTCGTTTATAGAGTTCATTAGTGGTAGTGGCCCTGACGCTACACCGCCTGTCCTGCCCAGTGGTGACCCGCTTGGACGAAAGACGCTGTAGTCTATGCCAATGCCGCCGCCGCTCATCAGACAGTCGCTTGCTCGTTGTGTCAGCTTTCCCCATTCTTCTCTAGTGTCCTCTTCACCTTTCAACAGATAGCAGTTGTTGTAGAAACTAGCCTGCCTGCCTGCGTAGTAAATGTAACGTCCACCTGCCATGAATTTAAACTGCTTCATAGCGTTGCCCAGATACTCCGAGTCTTCAGGGGTTAGTATGCCTGTGCAGACATCGTGCATGAGGTCATCAACCTTCTCTCCCCAAGTCTGTGTTGGTGTTAGTGCGTACTTGTGTCGGAATATTGACTCACCAAAACTGTTTCTAAAATCGCTCATAATGCTTCCATCTCTGCTGTAATATCTGTGAAATTGATTTCTTTAAATTGGTCTAACGGCATCCAACAACACGGTTCGTAGTCTTCAGGGTCTCCCCTATCTTTCCTGCCTCCCATGCCTAGTCTAAACTTAACAGTAGCTAAGTCAGCATAGAGAACACAATCAGAAAACTCCACAACTAACAGACATTTTGTGTCCGTCTGCTGTGCTAGTGTCTGAGCCGTTAGATACTTGTCTAGCGACAGCATATATTCAGAATATCTGTTACTAGGCATATTCCTTTTCTTTAGCTCAGCCCAAGCGTAGATTACACCGCCACGAGACAGGGCGTAGTCCACCTTGTACTTACGACCTAGCTTTGTTGTTTTACAAGACCATTGATCTGATAACTTAGAGGCCAACCTGTCTTCTGCCGCTAGTGTGGTGCTGTTCTCATATACAGGTCTCATGCTGCTTGACCTCTATCTGAATCTTTAATAAACACACCTGCACCGTTTAAGTAGCCTGTACGGTCTTTAATGTCTAGGTAGGCAACTTCTAAACACTCTTCCAATGTTAGCTCGTTCATCATGGCTAGGTTGTTCAAGACAACAAGACAGTCGCCTATATCGTCTGCAATGTCCCTGTGCTTTGCTACATTATCAGCAAGCTCGCCCACTTCACTAACTAACTTTAAAGCCTGTGTAGGCACTGTGCCGTTGACGAAGATGCCTCGTTCGCTGCTCCACTTAGTACACAGCTGTATTAACTCATCCATTCTAGACATTGCACTGCTCCTCTATAAGTCTGTCTAAGTACCAACGTGCTTTGCGTAGGTCTTCTATGCCGTTCTTGTCTTGCCAACGGTGTGTATACTTAATGACGTTACCGTTTAGGTAGCCTAGAAAGGCGTCCCTGTTGAGTCGTTCTTTCATGTACTCAATACACTCAATACCATTCCCCCTGTAGTGACTAGGGTTGATAGCGTCTTTATCAGTCTGTGAGGCTTTCTTTTCGGCGTTTAGTTCTTCGTTAACACGTCTAGCCTGCGCTCTACGTCTCTTGTTTACAGCGTCCCACTCTTCAGCAGGTGATTTGTCAAGGAAGCTCATCGTATTCTCCTAAATCTTCCAATATCTGATCTAATTTATCTTCTACTCTGTCTTCAAAACGATCTACTAACTCTGTGGAGTTTATCTCTAACGTCTCCAACACTGTTATCTCGTCTAGTAGATAAAGCTGTTCTTTAATCTCTGTGAATGTCTTACTCATTCTGTAGACTCTCCAAACTTCTTACGCAGGTATGACATACTAATTGGGAGTTCATCAAAGCTGCCGTTATCAACCTCGTTAAACACCCAGATACCACGCCATGACAGGTTTGTCTGTGGTGACAGGTAAGACTGATCCTCTTGGTAGAAGATGCCTGCAAACAACCCAGTGACTGACAGACCGTCGGCTCTACGTGCGTAGGCAATGTCTCTGTCCTGTACGTGTCCCATAACACAACTTACCATCTTCTTAGTCAGCAGCATTCTAGCAGACGCTACAGGGCGTCCCATGACACCGCTAGTGAAGTAGTGGCTGTAAGCAATACCG